CCCCTATATTGATACGCAAAAGAAAGAGATTTGGCTCGGAGAAGCTCAAGTTTGCGAGATTGTTTTACACCCACGTACTTGGTCTTCGACCAACCAAAATTTACCAAGATTTCTCTCGGATCTGTGACGTTTACATTATCCATTCTATCGTAGATAATGCCACAGAACGAAGCAGTTTCCAATCCATAATGCTCATCGATCTTAATCGTTAGGCCTAAGTTTTCGAAAGTTTGTTTATTCGGAAGTCTGGGGGTGCACGCAAACAGCCCATCATCTCCTTCCACTACACCTTTGCACACAATCCCCTCCTCATGACATGCGAATAAAAAGAACATGAGGTTGGCAAACCCATTGCCTAGGGATGTGCACATTTCTCCTGACATTCTGGTGGCGTCCAGCGTCAGGTTAAATCGTTTGAATAAACATTTGTTTCTTCCAGATAAAACTTTCTTGATTACCTTCATTTTCGAACTTGCCTCAGGATGACAAGAAACCATGTGATCATACAAGATGAACTCACAATCTTCCATCATACTTTTCGTGAAATGAGACTCGTAAGAAGTGTAATCAGTTGCAGCATATTTCGCACCTGGCGCATAACACATATTTGTTATGTAGCCAGGCCGATCTGGGATTGGAATGTGTTTGATAAAACTCGGATGCTCATATACTACTTCTTCAATACGCTTGAAGATAGGCCCTGCATAAGCCTTAAAAGCATCGGATCTAGAGAATATCGCTCTAGCGTGTTTGTAGCCCATATAGGTCTCGTCTTTAACAAAACACTTGCAAATAAAATCTCTCAACGACAGCACACCTAATGTTCTATCTATCGCATCGTAGAGTTCAATCTTACGCCAACCTGGATAACTAGTGTTTTCCAACCACCAATCAACGGAAATATCCAATGACGGGTCGAAGGGAACAAAATTATTGTTGACGAAATCTCGTACGAACCTGGTAAAACGTTTGCGCAGGGCTTTGTCGTGATTTGGTTGCAAAGTGCAAATTCTATTGAAAACACCGTAAATAGCAGTGTTCTGGTCCCAAGAGTCAGGGTGCGGTGGCGCTGCACCAAATACATCAGATCCTAGCGACTCCATAACATGGGGTCTGAAATCTTCATCAATGGCAGTATAAACTGTCACTTCAGATTTCGGCTTTATGATCTTATTTGGTATGCAGACTTCATCTGGTCTATAACCATACGCTCTTAAAACTAGCTTTTTACTGTGTATTAAAAACCCCCCACTACAGGAGAGTCCAACAACTGATAGTTCCTAAGCTTACACTTAGCGACCCACTCAGTGTTCGCAGCAAATTGTTCAATAAAACTTCTATAACGGTCGAAATTAATGGTATTTGTTCTTGATGCTTGATGACACATCTTCTTAACAATAACATCATGGTCCAACCCGTAAACAAAATTAACAGGGGACGTGATTTGCACTAACAGTTCGTAGGAGATCAAAAAATCCTTATTGACGCGCTGTAAAGTGAAGAAAGCATCAACCCACAAAGCAAAATTAGCTCTCTGTTTGGTGTTGGTGATTCTTGGGTTATTGTGTCTTATGTTCATCAGTTTAAGATCATCAGTTCTCAAATCTGCATTCAACCTAGACGGTTCCGCATTGTCAAACTCAATGTGTAATGTTCTGGGTAAACTATAATATATTGCCGCAGCCGAAACCGCAAGCCCCAAAACACCAATAAATTTTAACAATGGTGTGGTGTCGAATTTGATAGGATACGGTACCACCAAAGGTGGTTCTGGTATTACCACTGGAGGTC